TTCACCCGATGATCATCATTAAATTGGTTGACGACCATGGCCGGTCCGACAACTTTATTACGCTTTTGCAAATCAGCCATCTTGAAGCTGATGATGCACTAGTCGAATCGCTGCCTTCCGCCGTTGTTGGCAGCTACGAAATAGGCGTTTTAATTGACGACCTACGCAGAGTTAACATTGGCAGGTTTTGTGTGATGCTCCATCTCCCGGCTCTACGAGCCATTAACATTATAAACAAGGATTATACCATGAACATATTTGACGGCCTTACAGAAAAGATCGATCGTAACGAGGACACTAAACTTCCCGAACGCTTGATCGCCCCTTACGGTGACAAACTTCCAGAGGACGGCCTCCTGCAGTATGTGGCTGTCGAAACGATAGCAGACGTTATCGCTCTCAGCGGCCCTAAAGCCGTTGTCGTATTGCGCGATGACCAAACCAGGCTGCTATCTTGCATTAGCGAGTACCCTGATCTGTTTGGTTTTAGAGCGGTTGTTCTGTCTGGTGTCCCTGGAGCCACCTATTCTGGTGAGTTCGACTCTATCACTTGGCAGTTGCCACGTGTAGCGTATCATTCCGTCGTAAACGATCTGCTTGAAGTAGGCCGTCGCGCCGAACTGGCAGACAAAAAGGAGACTGACGACTCAATCTACAAGACCGAGATGAGTCGTATTACTCGTAAATCTGGTGACGTTAAGGCTTTTGAAGCTTTCGATGTACCGATGGAGGTCTTACACGGATCTAAAGCCCTGAAACCAGAAGACGCGACTGGAGTGGCTGAAGATGATTGATCCATCCCACCCTTATATTAAGAAGTACGGCACACTGAAAAGTATGTCAGGTCCAGACGGCCTAAAGTACGTCTTTGGTAACGGTGTGGCTGCTCATAACAAACCTTTAGTTACTCGAGCACCTAAGATGGTTCTTCCTGGCATCGCGTCTTTTGATCCACGGTGTATGAACTTTCAAGCGAAGCTGTCCTTCGAACTAAACGAAGCTTGTCCTGTCAACCTAAATGACGATTTGTTCGCCCTCAACGGCGTACATGCTAGCTTCGATCGTCTGCGTACTCTCGCAGGTTACATGATGAATCCTATGTCTTACACTATGTTAGACAACAAGGATTACCGGACTTCGCTAGGATTAAAGAACGGTTATACTCCGAGGCAACGCACCATAGCAGAAAACGTCTGGACATTGATATTTTCTACATACTCACCAGCGTCTGTTAAGATCACGAAGAAGTCTACAAGTGGACAAAGGCGCAACACCTCTGACCACGTATGGAAACATGATTTTGCGTTGTTTGTGTACGAGAGTGAACATTTTGAACAGATACTTCAAGCGGTCGAATCTAAAGATTGGCTGAAGCTTGCAGACGTGTTCGAGATAGTGTTCGCCATGTACATTCAAAAACGAGATCAGGTAGACACCCCCGGTAAAGGTCGTCTTGTGTTCGATCTGGACTACGTACTTTCAGGCGGCAAACAGGGTCACGAATTTGACGCTGACAAAAAAGTTGTTGTCGATGGTAAGGAATGGTCTGAATTTAGCGCCACTCGTGCACGTGTTGTGCACGCAGGCCCTTGGGCTATTAACTGCTTGTTGTCAATAATATCGAGCGGCACCATGCTATCGCTGTTTGAGAGATTTCCAAGTGTGTTCCATGTGAACACTGCTGAAGAGATTGAAAGCGTAGTCAACGGCAACTACGTTTGGGCCGGAGACGTTAAAGAGTACGATCGTTCTATGGACAGAGAGGCAATTTCTGTAGCACACGAGATGGCTAAAAAGTTTTGGGATCCACGTTTTGTGTCGATTTCTGAAATGTTGTACTTTTCGCCTTACTACGCAAGACCGTTAGATATGAACGGCACGCGTGGCACTTGGGTTGGCGATCCTCGCGATCTAGAACCTCAAGTAATGGCAGGCAACAGATCGGGGCACGCATGGACGTCGCTTATGGCTAAAGGAAACAAAGTTATCGAAACACTCTTTGTGTTTGATGCTATGGGACTTGAAGTCGTTGGCAACGAGGCATTGTACCTTGAAGGTAAAGGTTCTATCGGTATAATTAACAACGGTGACGATGAGATTATCTACACTAAGAATCCTGGCATATTAGATCTTTTTAAGGCTAAGCGTGCGGATTTAGGTGTTGGTCACTATGTAGTTACTCGAGAAGAAGGTGCTGTGTTTTCGGGCAACTTGTTGATTCCTGATAAGTATGATCCTTTGAAGTACCACGCAACACCGAGGTTACACACAGGTTTCGAGAAAATATACGTACCTGAACGTAGCATCGGAGGTAATTTCAGACCTTTTTGGTATATTGGTGTGCTCGAACGTATCAACAACCGAGCTAGACATCCTTTAGGCGAATTGGCCTGGGAAGTGCATGACAGGTTGTTCCATGACATGTTAGCGCCTCACTTCGGTACGCTACACAGCATGATTGTTGATGCAGAACAGAAAGCTCCCTTCTCTTACGGCGCTCTTACTGTTGCAGATCGTGAAGTGCTAGAAGATCCAAGCAAGCTACACTACAAGTTTCTCGATTCTGAGGTGTCTAACGACGTACTTGAACTAGTGGTGTCAAAAATACCGTTCGAGAAATTCGAACATTTAGTTAAACGTTACTATACAGGTAACATTAGATAAGGAGTCATTTATGTTAATCAATAAAGCAGGTAGGGCAGCGGAGATCGCTTCCCTTATGGAGATGGCCTCACCCGGCTACGCCGGACGTGCAAAAACCGTTTTCCGCGAGGCGTTTGACAATTTTGTTAAAACGTACGGAGCTGAAGCTACGTTGTTAAATTTTCCTTTCGGAGCTAGCAACATACTTATTAGCGCCGACGGCAATCGTGTCCAATACCCAAAAGGTATTAAGGACGAAGCTGAAGGAACTTATTCCGCCCGTGTCGCCGCATACAAAGAGGCTTTAAGACGTACAGGCTGGAATCAACGGTTCGAATCAAATCTTCATGCTGGCTGCGCTCCAACGAATAAGATGATAGGTGATGTCCGTGTACCAGCTGGTCTTTGTCTTATAGTTGGCGGAGCTGCCGCTGGAAAGACACCTTTAGCCCATGCTCTCGCTGGCTTCGGTGATCAGGATTATCATATCGTACGTTATGGTGAGCCTCTTGCCGGTTATATTACCAATGAAGATGACGCCGCTTTCAAGGTCGCGCAAGCGCTCTTGTCCGGCTATGATGTGGTTCTGGACTCTGTTAAAGACGTTCTGTCTCTAATGGGCGGAGCCGCTATGAAGTCCGGTTTGTCTCGAGAAGTTTTACCTCTTTTCTCAAGATGGGCTACTCTTGCAGCAGACACTGGTTGCACTCTTTATGTACCCGTTAACCCGTCGTCTCCGGATGACGAAGTTGTTCAACTTCTAGTTGAAGCTACTAAATCTAACGCGACTATGACTGTTTACAGTGATGGTGGTGACAGATGGTCATACGTAGCACGTCGTGGCGAAGGTTTGCAACGTGAATCAGGCAGCTTTACCGCTAAATTCGCAAAAGACGGTACGATGGACTTAATGAATGGATCTAGTTCAGCCGCCTCAGCGAAAGAGTACACGTCATCGAGTGTTACAAGTGACGCCATCACGGATGCTGCATTTGCGGCTTCCTTGCGTCGCTCAGTTCTTGCTAGCGTAGATTAGTTTAACGTTCACTAAACATCAAATCATTTATTAAATAAGGAAATAAAATGGCAACTCGTAAAACAAACAACACTAAAGGCCCTTCAAATGCTAACATCGGTACTAAATTAAGTGCAGAAGAAGCTCAAATCTTGAAGGCCACAGCAGGTGCCGCTGACGCTGACGCTGACGCAGAAGTATCTGGTGACGGCAGCAACGGAGGCGGAAACCGTCCTTCAGGTGTTAAGTACTTAGAGCGCGATAATGGTTCATCACGCTCTATGCCATCTAACACTGTTAATGTGCAGATAGTGTCGACGATCCTTGATCGCCTAGCTGGCACTGTAGTAAC